TTCCAGACCGGGCGGAGGTAACGCAGGGCGAAGTCCTTGGCCTCGGGGTCGGTGGCCTGAAGCACCATCGTCGGCCCGGGAGCGTTGGCGATGATGTGACAGGTGAGCAGGCGGGCGAAGAGGGACTTGCCCGATTGGATGCTGGCAAGGACGGTGAGGAGTTTCGTCTCTGGATCGGCGGCGATGCGTAGTGCCTCGGCCACCCACGGCGTGCGCTCGGAGCGGAACGGCCCGGGCATCGGCGAGTCAGGGATGGCGTGCACGTTGGACTCAAGCCACTCGACGACGTCGCCCGAGTCAGACGGACGCAGCACGTCCCGACCGATGCGGAGCAAGTCGGCCTTATTCATACAAGCCGTGCTTGACCAGGTATCGGTGCAGGCGATCAGATGCCTTCGACCAAGTGATGCGTTTATCCTTATGCCGGACTGTCGGCTTGGGCATCGGCTTACGGCGTGACTTTGGTTTACGCTTCTTCATGGGTCGAGAGGTCGGCCTTCACGCGGCGCACCCAAGCCTCGAGCACCTTCACGGCCTTCGCAGGGTTCTCGGGGTTACATCCTTCTGCGACATCAAGGGCGAGTTTGTCGAGTCGGTTGACGATGCCGGCGGTCATCTCGCGCATGGCCTCAGTCGCTTCCTTGGCGGAGATGTAATCCTTGGTCAGGATGAGCCGACGCTCCTGCTCTTCCTCAAGGGCGACGAGCGTCTTCAGTGAGGCGTTATAACTCGACTGGTACTTCCCCTGGTTAGGGTCGCCCTGTTCCATGGCGGCCTGCCAGACGCCACGCGCCCGACTGACCAAGGTCCGATGTTCGCCGATCGTGTCAGCCAGGGAGCCGTCGTCGAGCTGCGCCGGTGCGGCCTTAGGCGCCGCGGCACGCTGCACGTTTGCCCGGGCTTCCCGCCATGCCCGAGCCGCGTCGATGCTGTCGGTCGGCATACCTTCGCGTCGAAGGACTGAGATGCGTTGCGCGGTGACGCCCAGCGCCAAACCCAGTTCTGAGTTGGTTAAAGCCATGGTTTGTTAAACGGCCTGTTTTCGCACAGTGACCCCACGAAAAACCTTCGTGGTGTCGGGCCACGCGTGACGTAGGGGGGGGTCTAGGAGACTCCTTACCGGGGGTATATGGGCCGTTTTCATCGCTTGGGCGTGGCAGGGGGAGGGGGGCTTATCACCTTATTCTTGCCGCGTCTGGCATTCACATGAGGAAACAGACCGCACGCGTCGGAGTTCACCGTGCGCTGGATCTCCTTCGCCCTGGCACGCATCCAGAAGTGAGACCGTCCGTACATCTTGCCGATCAGGCGAGACGACAGACAACCGGGCAGACTCAGCGCCCAACGGATGAGCTCGACGTGGCGACGGAAGGCGAAGTTGTCCGTGCAGGCCAGCGCATCCATGAAGCCCTTGAGCATCACGCCCACATGATCGCGAGAGATGAACGCGTCGACCTCCTCGCGTCTGCCGATGTCAGTCGGGTTGAACGCCCAGTCAGGATGATTGGCGTCGATGTTGAAGACGTGCCTAGGTTGCGCCATCTCAGCGTAAGGCAGTACGCCGTTCTCGCGCATCTTCTCTTGGACCTTCTTGGGCTGAGCAAAGAACCAAGCGTCAAACGACTTGGCCTCCTTAGCCGGAGCCGTCAGGTCGTTGAGCCTAGCGCGTGTCACGCACGACAGCGTCAACCATCTTGACGGCGGGGCAAGTGGCAAAGGTTAAGCCTTGGTCATGTTAGTCCATAAGCCAGTGGTCTCGTCGTACTTAATTTTCCCATATATCCTCATCTTCTCAATGAGTGAACGAACCTTGACGTGAGTGTGCCCTCCCATGCGGAGGTTAAACTCACTTACGAGGTTAGCCTTGGTCATGCGAAGAGGCATAGTTGACAACCAATCCACAAGGGTTTGCCTTCGTACCTTAGCCTTGTCTGCGGTGGCCTCGCCTCCGGCTTCACAGCGCCTTATCATCCCAGGTCTATCGGTCAGCCATTTCTCGGCAAACTTCTGCTTCTCCGCGATCAAGTGCTTCCGACGAGCCGCGGTCATCTTACGTCTTCTCAGCCGGCTTGGATTACTCATGGCGGTCAAATTGCTTGCAGAAAAACCGCAGGGCCGAGCGAGCGTAAGCGACGCAAAGGCATCTGCGTGTATCATGTAGGGAATGTATATTCCCTACTGATACTATGTTGTCTTGCGAGTTGTCTTGCAAGTTGTCTGGTCGGGTGGTCGGGTTCATGGGTCTGGCTTGGCTTGTAAGGCGTTTTGATTGTTTAAGGCGGTCTTCCCCCTCAGAAGGCAGGAGACTGCCCAGAAGACCCCTTAGCGGGGCTAGAAACGGCATCCTGCTGGACTACCTCGGCTTGGGGTTGGGCATACTCCCACCTGATGACCTCCTTGTCCGAAGAGTGGCGAATATTAATCTCTGGCTTAAACTGACCTGCTGAGTCCTTAAGACCGGCACGGCCACGGCGCTTGGTCAGGCCGAACTTGTAGATCGGCTCCTCGCCCTGGCATCGGAAGAGGACGGCGACCTCGCGGAACCAGTTGGTGAACTCGGAGGAGCCGAGGCCAGCGTAGGCTAGGTCGGCGACGGTGTGGCCTTCCTTGTCGGAGGCGGCCTTGGGCTTCCCGGTATGGTGCATGGCCACGAGGACGGCGCCTGTCTCGAGGAGGATGGGGGCGAGGTCATGGCGCAGGAACTTGGACGCCTGCTCCTGGTCGGAGACGTCGATGCCCGCAAAGGAAAGCAACGGGTCGATGAAGACGATGTCGGCGCGTTGGTCGATGATGAGCTGACGAAGGGCGGCGGTAAAGGTCGTTCCTGTGGAAACGGTGTCACGGAAGATGGCGAGGTGATCGCGTAGGGTGGCCTTCTCGTCGCTGTCTAGGTAGGCCCCGGCAATTACATCCTGCAAGGCTTCGGAGATGTCGCCCGCGTCGTTCTCAGCCTGAAGCACTACAGCACGAAGAGGCTTAGTAGGCTTGATGCCGAAGAAGTCACGGCCCATACACCAAAGCACGGCGGCCTGCATCATCAGGGACGACTTGCCCGTGCCGGACTGGCCGACGATGAGCATGGAGCCACCCTTGCAGAGCCAGCGGTTAGACCCAAGGACGCAGGTCGGGTCGTCCTTGCGCTTAAAAGACATAAGGGCGTCAAAGTCCATGCGGGCAGGCCCGACCTTGACCTTACGCCCCTTGCGCTCTTCGGATAAGCGGGCATAATGTTCAAGGAGGGTGTCTGGGTCGGTGGCGTTCGCAACGGCGACTGCTGCCTGACGTAGCAGGGCGGCGCTTGTGATCAGGTCGACGTGCTCTGGTCGATACTCGCCGAAGCCTGAGTCACTGACTAGGAGCGAGACGGTTGCGGCCTCCACCTTAGACTTCATCTCGCGCAGCTTCTGGCTTACGGTATGCTCGTCTGCCCGGATGCCGTCGACGCTTAGGGACAGGGCGGCCGAATAAATGTCAACGTGGACGGGCTCGAAGAAGTCGGATGGCTTCAGTTCAGGTGGAAGGGGTAGGGCTTCGCGTAGGAGGACGCCGAGGAGGTGGCGTTCCGCGGCGACGTTATTCGGCGGGATCATGGAAGAGAGGGTTGGGGTTTGTGGGCGTGGGTGCCCGTGGTCAAGATGCTTTGCGTAGGATGCGGTCGAGGTCGGACTTGCGATAGTGCGGTACCGGGCGAGGGGTGCGGAAGATGCGCGCAGGGATCAGGGAGGCGTCGATGCGGTATTGGATGCCGCGGACGGTGCGCCGGTGCTTGCGGGCGTACTCGGAGAGATTGACCCATCCGGCGGGCGCCTTGAAGGCTTCAAGGGCGATGGCGGCTTCGTGCGCCTGTGCCCAGGTCTTGAAGCGAGGGCTCAGCTTGTACGCCAGTCGGCTGCGGGTGATGCGTCGCTCTTGGGCGAAGCCGGCCTTGACGATGCGGGCGAGCGGCAGGGCGACTCCGGCGCGTGTCCGATAACCTAGGAGGCGGGTGACCTCGACGGTCTTGAGCCAGCCTTCGGGGGCGTCCTTGGGTTCGCTGACAAGGGCGGCGACGAGGGCGTGGGCGTCGAAGCGCTTCATCGGGCCTTGGGCGTGTAGACCTTGAGGTCGGTAGTCCAGACCCAGCGGGAGCCGACGCGGTGGACGAGCCAGACCTTCCAGTCCTTGCCGTCGACCCAGCCGGCGGCGAAGCCTGAGCCCCATCGGGAGGTGGCTAGGCGGTGCGACGCGTAAGCCATGGCGTCCTTCTGGCAGAGACAGCCGGCGGAGAAAGCGGCGCCGCCTTCGGCCTTGGTCAAGTTAACCTGGGCGAGCGTGTGCGTGTGGCCGTGGATTAGCGCGCCTCCGCGGTCGGCGTAATGCTTGCCCTGTTCGGCGGTGGCGTTCAGGCCGTGGGCGTAACCGTGGATGAAGGCCACCTGGCCGAGTCGATAGACGCCCTTCTCGGCGTGGTAGGGCAGGATGGTCTTCGCTCCGCAGCTCTTCGCGGCGGTCTTGATGCGGGCTTCGAGGTCGGCGCAGTAGTCGCGTACCAGGGCGGAGCCGGAGGTGTGCTGGAGGGCTTGGGCGCGGTGCTCATGGTTGCCCATCAGGTAGACGGTGGGCTTAGTGCGCTCAAGGAAGGCTTCGCCGGCCTCGATGTCGGAGATGAGGGACTCGGCGCCTTCGGCATCCTGCCCGGCTCCACGGCGCAGGGATCGGAAGTCAAAGCAGTCGCCGAGGTGGACGCGCACGGTCGGCTTGTAGTCCTTGATGAACTCGACCAGGGCCTCGACGGCGTTCTCGTCAGCCATGTCGCCGTGGTTGTCACCGAAGGCGACGAAGCGGGTGGGGGTGCTCATTAGCGGACGTTGATGTAAGGGATGGGCTTCCCGGCGTCGAAGGCCGCGAGCATTTCGTCACGGCGCTTGCGGGCGGTCTCGAGGTCGCTGGCGATGTTCTCGACGATGTCCTTCCCGCGACGACGCAGGCGGAACCAGTAGCAGTCGCCGAGTTTCTGCAGGTGGTGATTAGGGTTCTCGGCCTTGATATAGGCGGGCTTGTCGTGTCGCCCGGTGCGGGTGTACTTCGGGCAGGCGAGCAGGAAGGCCAAGCGGTCAGGCGTGATGCCGACCTTGGTGGCCCAGCGCAGCGTGTCAGTGTTCAGAGTTTCCATGAGCGGGCGAGGTTGCGGCCTTCGGTCATGATCGCGTTACGGGAGTTCGGCCTGAAGATGTACTCCTGGTCGAACAGGTGGGAGGCCCGTATCTCGGCGATGCTGTCGAGCTCTTCGTCGTTGGCAGGACCGACCCCAGAGGTGGCGACGTAGACGGTGCGGACCTTCCAGCCCTTCTCCCAGAGGATGTCCTGACAGACCCGCAGCTCGTTGACGTAGCGCCAGTCGGAGCAGACGACGGTCTCAGGGGAGGGTTGGTCGTGGTGCTTCATCACCGGGCACCAGTTGGCGAAGTGGCGGGCGAAGACGTCCCGATCCATCCGCCGGGCGAACTTGCCCGCGTGGACGAGAAAGTCGCGGTTATCCACCTTGAAGTCTTCCTTGAAGAAGTTGCCGTCAAGGCCGAG